GGAGGACGGGATGCGGCATCGGCCACGAGAAGTGCCTGATACGGGAGGCCTGTAGCAGGTATACAATCCCAGCCAGTGATCGTCAAAGTTGGATTACCATGCCGCAACAAAAGCCGTGCCCTATGTTCGCGGCCATAGAAAACGCCATCATGGGCGGGGAGGTAGAGGGATGATGGATAGCATCAAGCAGCGCACGGCGCTCGCTGACCCGTGGATATTTGAACTTGAATTACATACCGACGGACTTGTTGTAAATTTGGTAAATCAAAAAACTGGTGATATTAGACAAAAGCGATGTTCAATTGATACAGTTGGGCGCCGCATGTTTGCGTCGGAAATATCACGTTGGCGAAATGAAAAGTACAATCCGGTACTCATAAAAATTAAGGAGGTAGAGGGATGAACCAGGACATTGACCGATTCTATGCACAAACTACGCTGTTGTACCAGCAGTATGTCGAGAAGTGCCGCGAGGTTGCAGATATTGTAAGAAAACCAACAATATGCATGGAGTCGCCGAAGGTTTGCGGAAACTGCATCCACGGCAAATCAACCTGTCTGGATGACACGCGATGCTACGTTGACACGCCGTACTTGCCAACTGGTAGACATTGCAGGGCATGCCGGCAATGGGAGCCTTGCGGCACCAGTGACAATCCGAGAATTTAGAGATACAAGGAGGCCAGAGATGACACAAATATTCGCGGAGATCGCCGAAGAGCGAAGGCGCCAAGATGCAAAGTGGGGGATACAGAATCACCCTGTCAGAGATGACCGCGAATCGCCGTGGCTACAAGAGCAAGCTGAGACGTACCGGAAGATATGCGATATCAAGGCTCACGAGAAGCGACTTACGTGGTACGACATCATCATCGAAGAGATGTTCGAGGCATTCGCAGAAGATACCCCTGAGAGCCAAAGAGCAGAGCTTGTCCAGATGGTAGCCGTCGGTCACGCGATAATCGAGTGTATAGACCGTCGCGCCGCCCTCGAGCGCAGAATCAATCAAGGCGAAAGCCGGGAAGGGATGGAATAACATGGCTGATCTATCAGTAGCGGTATTGGTGGGGAGACTTGTCAGAGACGCGGAACTGAAATACGTTAGCTCCGGGCAAGCGATATGCCACTTCTCGGTGGCTACAAGTTCGCGTAAAAAGAAGGGCGACCAGTGGATCGACGAGGCCAGCTTCTGGGACGTTGACCTCTGGGGCAAACAGGGCGAGTCCCTGAACCAGTATCTGGTCAAAGGGAAACAGGTCGCCGTCGAAGGCACCATGTCCCAGGACCACTGGGAGCAGGACGGGCAGAAGCGGATGAAGGTCAAGATCAACGCGAATTCCGTCCAGTTGATCGGCGGGGGGGAGCGGGCGCAAGCATCGCCCGGTCAGCAGAGCGCTCCGCCTGTCGCCGAGGATGGATTCTCCGACGACTATCCGCCGTTCTGAAAGGACGCCATGCCAGATACATCACTAGCCGCTTGCTATGCCGATCTCGGCCGGGCAGTCATCAGCGCGGCCCTGAACGACCTGATCCTGCCGCTCAACAAAACCGGCAAGTGGCTCGACAAGGAGGACGCCAGCTGGTTCCTTTTCGAATCGAGCGAGATGTTGCTATGGTGCGCCGTCGCCGGGATCGATTGCGTCGCGGCACGGGAAAAGCTCAGGCTTGACCCGAGGTATAACACCATGGTATAATCCATTTGCGTGGATTGACCACGCGAGGGTGAGAGCTTACGCGGTCAATTAGTCACCCTTGCCCCCTTGCCGTCTCTCACCGGCTATGGGGGTTTTTTATTGGAGGCAAAGCCGTGACAACAAAAGAAATTGCCGAAGCGGTAGGGAAAGACGAGCGAACAGTACAAAGATGGGCCAAGGCTACCGGAGCTAAGGTGCCGTCGATTGGCGACAAAGTGTCGGCAAGCTCTCCGGCTAACCCGGCTAATTACGATCTCGAAGAAACTGTAGCCATAATCGAACACGGAATGGGCAAGAACGCCGCGAGCCTGTTTAGAGAGAACGCCAAACGCGCATTGATTCCGGCACAAGGATCAAGCCTGACCGCGCGTGACATGGAAGTAATCGGCGGCATTGTCGCCTCTGTCATGGCCAATCTTTCCGCGCGGATGGGGGATATCGAAGCGAAGATAGAACAGCGCCAAGCCCTACTTCCGCCTCCACAAGTCAAGCCGCGCGACAATATATCAAGGATCGTCCGGGAGTATGCCCATGCCAACGACATGGAATATGCCGTCGCATGGGGAGCGCTATACCGAGAGTATGGGTATCGCACAAACTCAAATCCACGCATAGCCGCCGGGAATCGCAAGATGCCGATCATCGATTATATCGAGGCCGAAGGCATGATAGGAACGCTTGAAGCGGTTGCGATAGACTGGGGTAAGGCGTAGCATGGGCCGGCCAACTAAAAAGGGTCTTGATTATTTCCCGCTTGACACTACATGGGATATCAAAATGCAACTTGTCAAAGCAAGGTTTGGGCTTGTCGGGATAGGGTGCATTGTCGAGCTATTGAAGACAATTTACCACGAAGGATACTCGTTGAAATGGGACGATGACACTCGCCTTTTATTTGCGGCAGACAACCATATTGACGAGAAAACACTTGATGAGATCGTTTGTTTCTCCGTGAGTAAATCGCTTTTCCACCGGGGGATATTCGATAAACTCCGGATATTAACGTCATCGGGCATACAAAAAAGATGGCTTAAGGTTGTGAAAGACTCGAAGCGATCAGACAACATGATAGACAGAGAGCTTGATATAAACACTGCAAAGTGGTTTACTCCGGAGGAAACGCCATTTACTCCGGAGGAAACGCCGCATATATGCGGATTAACTCCGGGGGAAAGTGCACATATTATATTAAAGGAAAGTATAGAAGAGAATATAAGAGAATATACCGCGCCTAACGTCGCGGAGCCTGTAAAACCCGTAATCAAAGCTGTCGCAATCAAGCCGGAGACAGACCCGCTATACAAGGCCATTTTTGACTCTTTCATCCTCAAGGTGGGAGCGTTCTCCTGCTACCCAAAGGAGGCGCAGGCCATCAAGCGCATTATCGCCTATTGCAAGCAGCACGCGCCTAGGTATACTGACGGGGATCAGATTAAGCTTGCGGGCAGCGTGATAAAACAATTCTACGAGATGACCGCCAATGGTGATAAGTTCTGGCGTTCGCAACCTTTCACCCCGTCGGCTCTGTCGAGCTTGTTTGACCGGGTGCTAGTCGAGATAAAGACGGACGCGGAGAGGATGGATATCGATGACACAATCCCAACGTTCTAGCGGGATGACTCCGGCCCGGTTCATCGAGTACATGCAAAACTGCTACAGCGACAAACTACACCCTGACATGGTTAGCACGTTGCTCGCCTACCTTTCGCCGTTTGACGAGCTGTACGTGTCATGTCTTGCCCGCGTTGTTTTGCTCAGGCATCCGCGCCAGTACAAAACCGCTCCGGGTATTGCCGAACTCGAGAAGTATCAGGCCGAGGCGTACGATGCATATCAAGAAGCCAAGCAGGATTTTAGTATACTGGCTATCGAGGCTGACGCCGGCAACCATGTTGACATATCCGCAACTGTAGAGAAGTTGCACGAGTGGATGACAATAAAAGCTGACACCAAGGATCAAGGATAATGGGAACGTTGCAAACTAAAATGTATAAAGTTGAGCGCGCTGGATGGACCAGCTACTTTGATTTGTTTGTATCTCCTAGCGCCAAGGCACGGTCAGTGGGGTGTATAATGTGCTGTACGATAATGGGCACATCAAGAGCAAACGGATATCATTTTAGCGGGAGGGCGATATGGACAAAAGAATATTGAATTTGCATATACAAAACATTGGACGCGGGCTTAATAGAAAAAATGAATGGTATGGCCATAACGTTAAAAGCTTGGCGGCTTTGGTTGGATACATAGAGGAGCTTAAAGACAGGGTGGAAATAAAAAACAATAAGATACAGATGCTGGTTGCCAGGCTTAGAGAAAAAGAATCCGCGCTACAAGAAGAGGCAAACGATGAAACATACGACCAGTTTTCACGGCAGGGCTGACGGCGATCAGTGCTCTGGCTGCGTCAATCTCGACATCGAGTACTACGCCGATGCCTGCGCCAAGTGCGCGAGGTTCTATCGGGACAAGTACGATGACGGCTTGACGGATGACGGGACAAGTGATATAGTCGAGGTTGTCAGATGATTGTCGGCGGAGTGGTAGTCCTCCGAGAATCATTCCGCGTCCATAGCCCCCTAGCCGACTACCACGGCGAAAGGGGCTTTTTATTTTGGAGGGCGACATGAACGAACTTATCAAGATCGACGGCGTACTGGCAATGGACTCGCGGGAAATAGCGGAGTTGACAGGGAAGGCCCATGACAAGGTTGTGGCCGATATCGTCAACCAGCTTGAGATTGTGGGAGATATCGCGGCTTTTCGCGATATCTATTACGACTCGATGAACCGGCGGCAACTTTGCTATAAGCTCCCGTACCGAGAAACCATGATCCTCGTCTCCGGCTATTCCGTCGAGATACGAGCAAGAATAATTGACCGATGGATGGAGCTGGAACGAGACAATGCACCATCAATCCCAAAGACCTACGCCGAGGCGCTTCAGCTCGCCGCCGATCAAGCCAAAGAGATTGAGACGAAAACAGCCGAGCTTGCCATAGCCGCGCCGAAGGTCGAGTCGTTCAACGCACTTATGCGCTCAGAGCGAAACATGAGCATAACTGACGCGGCAAAGCACTTCGGGCTGCATCCGAAGCTGGAAGTATTCCCGTATCTCCGGGCTCGCGGGTACCTGACGCTATCAGACCTCCCGACGCAGGCCGCGATCGATGCCGGGTATCTGTCGCTCAAAGAGGTCAAGGCCCAGGACGGGCGGGTATGGCCGCAGGCCGTCGTCGAGGCGTGGCAACTGGAGAACTGGCGCGCGCACGTCATTCACCAGATCAAGCGATGGATAACCGAGTTGAGGATCGAGGGCGGGAGATGACCAGCCTGTTCCCCCGCGAAGAGTGGGAAGCAAAGTACCCCGCGCTGAATACCCGCTATCTTGCCTACTGCCACCACTGCGGCACGACGCCGGAGGCATGGGAGTCCAACATCGACTTCATGGAGTTCATCAGCCGGACGTCGGCTGGATATTTAAAAGAGAAAGGCATCGAGACGTTGCGCGGACGCACGGACACTGGATTCCACGAGTACACTGACTGGATATGGGCGCATGGCGGGGAGTATATGACAGCATGATGACCGTCGGAGTATTGGTTCTAACCACCCTGAAAGACCGACACACACAGCGTGGAACTGGGGGGCTTTTAGCTGTCCCTAAAATGACCATTGGATTTTCCGAGATTATCCGCGATGCAATGCGGTCATTTGAAATAAAATATATAACTGATCCGCTGGATAAGTCTTGTGAATATGTTCTTGCTTCACTGGTATCGTGGTACGATGTGTATAATTTAATCGTGACTTTGGGGGGAGCAAGACCCCCGTATAAACTTGTTATAGGTGGCCCTGGGGTGATCAATGTATGGCCATTGGCCCCGCTTATATGGGCCGCGTGTGTCGGGCGCGCGGAGGGACTCATAGAAAGAATAATCGCGCACGACCAAACCATTCCTAATGTATGGTATCGTGACGATCCTGTCGGGAAAATGTATTCGATAGGGCAAGCCACACGGCGCATAGGCGACGGGCGGGAATATGAGGGAGCGATAGGATGCCCTAGAAAATGCTACTTCTGTGAGTATGGATGGAAATACCAGTATCAATCATTTTCCGGACAATACGAAGAATATCGAAACAACGAATCTTTTTTTAGCGACGTTGATTTCAAGAGTCGAGGAAGCGCTACGGCTGGAATCGACGGGCTCACAGAACGAGAGCGATACATAGTCAACAAGCCGCTGTCAACCGACGCAATCATAGAAAAGCTGGGCGAGCACAGATTCAGAGACAATTATAGACTGAAACTGTTTGTTGTTACCGCATATCCATTCACCGATGGATATGATTTTGATGAATGGGCCGCGACCATAGAACGAGCCGCCAAAATTGTCAAGAATAAGATAACAATAATGTTGTCATTGTCTCATTTCTGCCCTATGCCATTCACTCCGATGGAAGAAGAACGCGTTCTGATGGTTGAGCGGAAGCAACGGGCTCCAACACAAGTGGGGAAAATTAAGTGGATGACTTACCTTCAAGGCACGACTTATTCCAGCGCGGCGTATGAATCATTGCTATATCGCGGACGATCGGGAGATGATGTTGTCGGGTTTGTTTCCAACAATGCCCCAAGCGGAAAAACTGCATGGAAAATAGCTGACGCATTCCCCCATGTCATCGAAGGCGGATATATCCCGGCTGGAAACATCGTGAGGCCATACAACGTGGAAAACGGCAAAAGAGACTACAAGAGGAGGATAGCCTTGATGAATGCTATTGACATAGAAAACAAGATAACATACACGACAAAGCGAGCGCACGGTAAGCAGCGAAAAATGGTTCCGGTTACGATGACTGGAGTTGTAATAGAAATAATAACGGAAGGGGTGCTCCTGGTATTGAGCGGAGATGGGAAAAAAGAGGCGGTAATAGAGGGTAACATACTCCGTGGGGATATTCCGGCATTTTCAGTGACACAGATCAAGTGCAAACAGAAGAGCTTGTTTTGCGACCAAACTTAAGCGGGGTAGCCAGCGAAGAGACACGGCGGGAATATTCGAGTCAGTCAATCAAGCACGTAAAAACGGGTGGAATAATCCTGTACCATATGGATTTACCGATATGCGCGTTGGGAAAAACAAGACAAGAGTAACCATTTTTAACGAAAAAAAATGATGCTTGATATTGTATATAAAAATATGGTATAATACCGGCACGCATGAGCATATACGATTACATTTCAGACGAATCAATAAGGCTCAGAATTTCACGAAGAAAAAGAAAAATACATCATTACGACGAGCGCGAAGAATTTGAAAATGAAACATATTTGGAGTTATACGACTTTATGCCGTTTGACCGTCACGAGGTAAATGAAATAATTGACCGTGTGTATCGCAAATATTCAAATGGAGAAGACAATTGATTATCGGCGATATGTCAGTTGACCCGAGAAGGGTTATAGCTGCCGACCTTGAATATACTCGCGGAATGTGGATTATGACGGTACAGTACATGGTTAACGATACGGTTGCATCGCTCGATAATTGTTTTATTGATCGAGTTGAAGCTGTAAGAGAGCTTGAAAGGCTCGACGAAAAATCATACAAGGCCGATTTAATTGACGCCATATCAAACAAAGAAATTGACGATGCAGATGATGAATATAATACGATAAGTAAAGCTTTGCTAGGTGAGAGGCCAAATGACTGAATCAGAGCTTAGGACGCAATCGGACAAGTACAACGCGGCGACCGCAGTTACCATGGGCTATCAGGAGATATACAACTCTGCGGCCAATTGGCAGACGATCATGGATGCGTTTGAGATCGGCCAAGCCAAAGACTTGAACGAAGAGCCGAAAAAGCTATTGAAGCCGGTAGTTCTGACAGGTTCGGGGCCGTCGCTTGACGACTCGATAGAAAAACTGAGGCTGTGGCAAGGCGCGATTGTCTGCCACTACTCACAGGCGTTGACCTTGATGCACTATGACATTGAACCAGACTACATCGTCGCACTTGACGCAATATGCAACTGGGAAGGCTTGCAGGGTGTACCATGGGAAAAAACTAAAACAAAGCTTGTATTGCACGCGGGGATGTGGCCGAGCCTTGTCAAGAACTGGCCCAATGAAATGCTGTTCTACCGGCAGAATATGGGCAAACCTGACAGTTTCGGAATGAGTGAGCAAAAGATCATGTATAGCGATAGGCCCGGAACTTTGGAAGATGCGCTGGCGACACGCGTTAAATTCATCCCGAAGATAAAGACCGAGTTGACTATGTTTGCTTGCACCCCGCCAGCGCAATTGTTTGTTGCCCAGGTGCTACAGTATGGCAACGTGTTTTTATCCGGGATGGACTTTGCTTATCACGGGCGCAAAGAGCGCTTTACCAACTGGATCGTAACTGACGAAGGATGGAAATCAGAAGAGCATATTTTGCCAGAGCGTGAATATGTCAAGACAAACAACGGGCTTGATACCGATCCATTACATTTATATTACAAAAAGAACATGATATCGGCTTGTAGGTTGTCGGGGCAACAGATATATACAACTGACAAAGGTGCGATAACAGAGATGCCATACATCTCAATTGATGATTTGATCTCTGGTAAAAAGCTACCTAAAATCGATCCTGAAACCCGCAAGAAAACGTACGACAGATACCTTGCGTCAATTTCATGTTTTGCCATCGATTACGAAAAAGGATCGTCGTTTGTAGAAGTTAAAGACCCCGAACGCGACTTGACCGGGTTCATGATGATGCGCAACCGCTCGTATGGGTGCAAATCGTGTGGGGCAGAGATGAACGCCAGCGATGATATTGACCATACCGGAGACAAGTGCCCGCAATGCCAAAATGGAAAGATTACAAGAATCAATCCGGTTGACATTGAATCGAACATGAAGCGGATACGAAAAGCGATAGAGTTCAACAAGGTGGCAAAGTGACACTACTTATAACTGGCGGCACTGGATTCCTTGGGCAAGCCGTAACAAAGTACGTGCTTGCAAATACCGATCTTGACGTTATCGTATTCAGTCGCGACGAATACAAGCAATGGATAATGCAGTCGGAGATAAACAACCCGAGAGTAACGTACATGCTTGGCGATTTGCGCGACCGCAACCGAGTATTCGAGGCCGTGTCATGGGCTGATTATTGCATCCATGGTGGGGCTTTGAAGCACGTTTGGGCCGGGGAACAGCATCCATGGGAAGTTATACAGACAAATATACACGGGACTAAAAACGTGGTTGACGCTTGTAATGAGTACGATTGCAAGATGGTACTTGTTTCATCGGATAAAGCCGTCGAGCCGATGAATCTGTACGGATGCACCAAGATGGCCGCCGAAGCTTTGACGCTGAACGGTAATCAGCGTGTAGTCAGGTACGGGAACGTCTTCGGCTCTCGCGGTTCAGTTCTTCACAAGTTCAATGAATGGGTTGCAAAGGGCCATAGTTTCAAGATTACCGATATGCGAATGACTCGGTTTGTCATCACGATTGACGAGGCGGTAAAACTTGTTTTGCAGACATTGGACAAGCCTCCGAAGTCGCTGAACATACCGACGCTCCCGGCGATGCGGATAGTTGATCTTGCAAAGGCGTTTGACCCTGACGCGGTAATTGACGAGATTGGGATTTTCCCTGGGGAGAAGTTGCACGAAAGTCTGTCGCTTACACAATCGAGCGAGGATGCAAGAAAGCTGACCGTCGATGAGATCAAGGAGCTTATACGTGAGTCCATATGATTCAGTGGACGAGCTTGAGCGCCGTGTAGCCGAGTACGCCGGTGCGCCGTATGCAGTCGCGGTCGATTCGTGTAGCAACGCTTTGCTGATATCGTTTGCGTATCGGTAGGGGCGGGTTCATTCTGACCGATGACAAGGATGCCGTGCCGAGGCTCAAGCGGATGCGGTACGATGGGCGGGCTGTCGGGGTTCCACCGAAAGATGATAGTTTCAGCCGTGGGTTCCACAGTTACATGCTTCCCGAGGAAGCCAGTCGCGGTCTGATGCTGATGATGAATATCAAAAAAGACAACCCAGACATACCGCACGATGGATACACCGACCTTTCAAAGCATCCTGTATTTGCGAGGTGCCGATGATTCTCATACTAGATTGCGGGTCTGGTAATTCGTGCAGAAACGACAAGTCTATCGTCGAAAAGATGATAAAAGAAATTGCCTACGTTGACAGCGGTAGGCATCAGGTTTATCTCAAGTGGCAACTGTTCAAAGACGCGCCGCCTAACATACCGCTTGAGCATGATGTATTCCGGCACGCATACGAGTACGCCGACCGATTCGCCTATGAGACAACCGCGAGCGTGTTTGACCTTGACTCAATGCGGTTCCTTATGGGATTCGATGTGCCGTTTGTAAAGATCGCCAATCGACCAGACCTGTACTACCTCGCCGAATATTCAACGGTTCCGGTTTACGTTTCGACTTCACAAAGCGGGCTTGACCTTCCGGGCGAAGTCAACCTTGCGTGCATCTCAAACTATCCTGCAACCGTCGAGCAATACGAAGATGCGTTTACCGATGATGAACTAAAGTACATCAGCGACCATACATCGGGGTGGGACTTGTACAGATTGCACCTTCCGTGCATCATTGAAAAGCATTACGTGCATGAGCGAAGGATTGACAATCCAGACGCTGGAAGTTTCGCGGTTACTCCGAGCGAACTTGCGGAGGTACTATGATTCTATGTATTATTATATAAGTAAGGATGACTTGTGAATATCGCGTATGTACAAGCCAGGGGAGGCTCGAAGCGCTTCCCATGGGCTGAATATGTTTTAGCTAACGCTTGCGACATAAACACGCCGGAGGATTTGGAATTGGCAAAGATTAAGGCTGGGCTATGAAAACGTGTAAAAGCTGTATTTATTGGGTTGACCCACAAGATTCATACGACGAAATTATACACCCTTGGGATCATGATACTGAGTCGCAAAAAATGGACATGCCGTTTGAGGTTAAAAAATGCACTTCTGACAATATAACGTTATTCGAACGAAACCCTGATTCTAAGGGTGTGTCACTATGTGATGGGTCTAATTATAGGGCAACTATGTACACTGGGCAAGATTATGGCTGTGTTAACCACAGGGCGAAAAATGAACGAAACTGATTTTTGGGCTGGCAACTTCGGAAACGATTACACTGACCGCAACACTGGAAACGCGATGATCGAGTCGAACATAAGTCTGTTTGCCGATGCGCTTGCCAAAACTAAAAATGTAAAGACGATGATCGAGCTTGGATGCAACAAAGGCTTGAACCTTGCGGCTATTGATTACATTGATCCTTCGATTGTCGCGACAGGAATAGACGTAAATGCGAAAGCCTTGCTTGACCTTGCCAATCTGTTTGAAGATCTAAAAAAGGATCAACCGTACACGTTCAGAAGCTCAATCCAAGACTTCGAGACAGAAGAGAAGTACGACCTTGTGCTGACAAAAGGCGTGCTGATACATATCAACCCCGATGACTTGCCGACCGTGTACGAGAAGATGTACGATCTGTCAAGCAAGTATATCCTGGTTGCCGAGTACTTCAACCCGACACCTGTAGAAATAACCTATCGCGGTCATCACGGGAGATTGTGGAAGCGAGACTTTGCTGGAGAGATGATTGATAAGTACAATCTAAAACTTGTCTCATATGGATTTGTGTACTCGCGGGACAAGTACCCGCAGGACAATTTGCACTATTTCCTACTTTCCAGGGAGGCATAATGACAAGGCTTTGCAGTGTCTGCGGATTTCCGCTTGGAACCCGACCGGGTTTGTTAGAGGTCAACGGTGTGTGTGGCGCTTGCGTGAACAACGAGGCGAAGAAGAAGATGGTTGCCGATGGCGTATTCGCCGAACGCCAGAAATGGTTGTCGCAATACATCAAGGACAACCGAACCAACGAAAAGTACGATTGTGTCATTGCGGTAAGTGGTGGGAAAGATTCCCACGCGATAGTAAAAAGGCTGATAGAAAACCATGGAGTAAAGAACCCGCTATTGGTAAGCGTGACAGACGAGTTCACGCATACGAAGGCAGGGAAGCATAACATTGACAATCTGGTCAACCGATACGACCTTGACCTTATAACCTTCCGGTGTAGCCCGCAGACGTTCAAGCGCGAGACGCTGAAAGACTTTGAGAACGAACTGCACCCACTGAAATGGATCGAAGAAAAGATATACGCTGTCCCCGTGGAGATAGCGAAAGCATACGGTATTAAACTGGTATTCTTTGGGGAAAACAGCTCGTTCGAGTATGGTACTAGTACCGAGCTTGACATATTCCATCCAAACAGTGACGGCAATGTGAACATCGTGTACATGGGGGCCATCTATCCCTATTCCATCACCGACAGCCTTGAGCAAGCACGGTCAATCGGTTTCAAAGACCTTGACGACTTCAACGAATGGCCGAGGCAGGGTAGCATTGATCAGTTTGCGCAGATTGACTCGATAGCGTATATCATACAATTATTTACCAAGCACGCAAAATTTGGGTTCCAACGCGTTGCCGATATTGCGTGCCGATACGTTCGAGAAGGCAAGCTGACGCGGGAACAGGCTAGGGCGCTTATAGATGAGAAGGATCATATATGCGATCCTATGGCTAAGACTGATTTCTGCCAGACGATAGGCATCACAGAAGAATACTTTGACGAGGTAGTCAAAAAGCATACGGTATCTAGATAGCCGCTAAATATGCCCGCTACGGCCCAATTTAAGGCCGTAGCGGGGTTTCCCATTGCTTGTTTTTAGCTAGATATTCGTCTAGTTCTTTAAAAGCCTCTTCTAAGTCATGATCTATTTTAATATTGGTTTTGCGGTTAAAATGTATTGATTTTGGTTTGCTAATTGGTATAATGTCATTTTCATGATTTATTCCATAACTGATTATTAAAAAAGATAGTGGGATTGTTGTAAAAAGAATTTTAAATGTATCTGTCATTAAGCAATAAATCAGCGGAAGCCAAAATTCTAATATCCCAAAAGGTATGAATAATTTCATTGGCAAACCACATGTTTTTGCTTTCATAAAACGATAATACATGTTTTTTTAATAAAAGTCAATTCATAGCAAGGAGCTTTCAATGCCATTCAAGCCCGGACAAAGTGGAAACCCGGCTGGGCGTCCATCGATGCCCGGCGAGTTGAAAGTTAAAATATGCTCAGAGATTCCGGGGGTTATTGACTTTTGGATCGCTACATATAAAAACGACGTGGAAACATTTGCCAACCGAAACAAAGCCGCCGAGAACCTTATCGCTTATGGGTACGGAAAGCCTAAGGAAATAATGGAAATTGAGCATATAGGCGAAGTCATAGAATCACATGAGGAAACGCTAAGGAAAATAGATGAGCTACTTGCAAGACGCGGAGCTTCTACGGCTTCTAGAGAAAGCTGACAGGGAACGAGTAGCCCCACGGCTTGAAGCGTTCCGAAAGCCAGCAAGGATAAAAGGTTGCCACGGTGGGCGCGGCGCTGGTGCAAAGTCTTGGAGTATTGCCAGTCTGTTGATTCAAGCGGCCAGCGTAAAACCGTTAGACATTGCCTGTTTGCGAGAAGTGCAGCTGACCCTTGAAGAGTCGGTATGGAAGCTGTTACGAGACACCATCGAGCGGCTAAAGTATCCGGGCTGGATTGTAACCAAAGAGGCGATAAACAACGTTAATGGCTCGCACATAATATTCAGGGGCATTTCAGACTTACGCGCTGACCAATTAAAATCCCTAGAAGGGTTTGATATATTCTGGATAGAGGAAGCGCAGAGTATAACAGAGCACTCGCTTGACGTGCTGATGCCGACTATCCGCAAGGAAGGTTCCGAGTTGTGGTTCTCAATGAACCGCGACAAGGACGTTGATCCTATCATCGGCAGGCTGTGGAACACCAACCGGAAAGATGCTATCCTGATCGCTCTTGAACCGGGAGCCAAAGACAATCCGTGGTGGACAAAAGAGCTTCAAACCGAGATGGAATACGATTTCGCCCGCGATCCTGAACTGGCCTTGCATATCTGGAACGGTGCTCCACGCAATCAAGACCCGCAATCCATCTTTTCCCGCAGCGCTATCCGTGCCGCAATGGACAGGCGGCTTACAGTTGCAGACAATGCTCCGATTGTGCTTGGCGTTGACGTTGCCCGCTTTGGGGATGACCAGACGGTTATATACAAGCGTAAAGGCATGAAGGTCATCGGTCATAAAAAGCTTATCAAAGCAGATACGCAACGTGTCGCTAGAGAAGTATGGGATATGGCTGGACGCGATCCTAACGTTCCGATCAACGTTGACGATTCAGGCGTAGGCGGCGGAGTTACTGACAAGCTCAAGGACATGGGCGCAAATGCAATCCCAGTGCTAAACGGCGATCCTGCTTGGGACGATGACAGGTTCACGACATGCGCAGATGAGCAATGGTTTAACTTTCCGATAGATGAGGCTGAAATACCAGACGATCCTGCCTTAATGGAAGAATTGTCTGGACGTGTATATTTTTATACACCCAAAGACCAGAAAAAAATCGAGCCTAAAAAAGACTACAAAAAGCGGTATGGTGCAAGCCCAGACAGCGCTGACGCTTTGCTGCTTTGCTACTATGTTACAAGACTGGGTAGAGTATCATCCGCTGATGCTGGGAATCTGGGCTTCTAAAATCTAAGGGGACAACATGCAGAAACTTCGCACAGACAAGGACGAGCTAAGTCCTAAAGATATCCTCGAATACATAGAAACATACGAAAAGGAAACTGTTCCCAAGCTTGACATGCTTTGGGATTATTACTTAGGGAAGAATACAAAGATACTATCCAAGCGGTCAATCCCTGACAATCCAGACAACAAGACTCCAGTAAGCTATGGCCGCAAGATCATAACCACGTTTACAGGTTACGCTTACAGACCACGGTACATAACGTACAAGTCAGAAAACGAAGCGTACCTTGGCGAGCTTGAAGCTACCTTTGACGAGAACAACGAGCATATTAAAACGTCGCTTAACGGGCGAAATACGGGCATATTCGGCGTATCGTACGAGATGCTATACATAGGAGAAAACCGCCTTGGACAACCAGAAACAAAGTTTGCTGTTATTGATCCTCGTGAGCTTATTCTTCTTAATGATTTTTCTATAGAGCCGGTAAAGAATTTCGCGATTCGTTTCTACATGGTTAACCCTGAACTGTACAAGGTCGTTGTCTACGATGACAACAAGCTGACCATGTACGACATGATACGAGACAGAAACAAATATTCATCCAAGCTTGTGTTGACCGGAACCGAAGCTCACTACTTTGGCGAGTTGCCGATCATAGCCTACTACCTAGGAGATGAGATACAAGGCATTATCGAGCCGGTTATTCCGTTGATCGATGACTATGATGTACTGGTATCCGATTCGATGGTAGAGTTTGACCGATATGCAAACTCGTACTTGAAGCTTGTCAAGATGTCCATCGGTGCGGAAGATCAACGCAACCTTAAGCGCAAGCGTATATTTGAGCAGTTGCCTGATAAGGACGCGGTTAGTTTCCTGACCAAAGACATACCAACTGCTTATATCGAATTTATGACAAAACTCATACGCGATCAGATACACATACAGAGTCACGTGCCAGATTTAGGATCGGGCTCTTTCGCTGATGGTATTTCTGGTGTCGCCGTGGACCGTCTGATGTTCGACTTTGAAAACGTAGTATCAAACGCTGAGGCCGAGTTCGACACTGGACTATACGACCGCATACGATTGATAACCAATATGTACGGCATCATGGGCCGCACTGCCGGAACCTTCGACGAGATCATGATATCGCACAAGCGCAACAAGCCGAATAACGGGCTTGAGTTTAGCCAGATCGCACTTAATCTTAAAAATACTGGAATCAGCCAGTACGCTATTGTTGACTACATGCCCGATGATATAATCCCTGATACCGACGCTGAGCTAGAGCGCGAGAAGGAAGAGCAAGACGCGGCTATGGCTGATATCGAGGATATACCGAATCCCGATGACAATCCCGAGGAGGTAGACAATGGCGACCGCTGACCAACTACCCGGAGAGCTTGACTTGACGGTTGTCCAAGGCGACGACCTGAATATACAATTGTCGGTTGACGAAAATCTATCTGGATATACCTTTGTTGCATCGGTGCATGAGATCAACGGTACTACGCAGACAGTAACAACCGCTTTGACTACAGCCACTTCAATATCAACTTTGCAAGTATCGTTCCCAGCTAGCGTTACGTCTGCTCTTGCTGTAACCGGAAGTGATGGTGCTCATAACTGGAAGGCCGTATATACCGATCCGTCAAACCTCACGCGCACATGGGTAAAAGGCGCGTTTACCGTGCTGACTAAGATATGAGCCAGATCAATGTACTAGTCCCGTCACAAATATCTGTCGAGGCCGTAACAGGATCGACGTATACCGTTATCACTACGACTCCTACAGCCATAGCCTTGACGGTATCGAATAGCGCCGGCCCCATTGGGTTGACCGGAGCTACTGGAGCCACTGGGCCAACAGGCGCAACTGGAGACACCGGAGCAACCGGTGAATCCATCGTAGGACCGACTGGCGAAACTGGTCTTACAGGATCAACAGGGCCTACTGGCATGACTGGCGCTACCGGGTTGACCGGGCCTACAGGAGAAACCGGATTAACAGGGGCAACGGGACAGACCGGCCTTACTGGTGCAACAGGCCCGACAGGTGTTACGGGAAGCACCGGCGCAACTGGTACAGCCGGTATAGGCATACCTGCAAGCGGCGCGTCTGGATACGTTCTGACAAAGGCGTCTGACGCTGACTATGACACTACATGGGCTGTTGGCGGCGGTAGCGGAGGATACGTTGCCAGCTACGATACGTCGATAGCGTTTAGCACACAATCGCAACTACAGACCGTCGCGGTTACAACGGCTACGGCTATCACTTCGACGCAAGTAATCACTGTTCGATATCTGACAGGCCATGAAGACTTGACGTTACAGAATGTTGATATACGCGAATATTCACGGAGTGCTGAAAGCTCGTTTACGGTTATCGCAATCGCTCCGCAAGGTGCAAGCGGTACATATTCCATACGTTGTATTGTAAGCGGGGTATAAGATGTCCATACAGATTATTGATAATTCAGGGCAAACAAACGGGCTTAAAGTAACAGCCTCGGGATATGCCGCGATTGAGCCTACGCGCGACTATGACGAAGCTGGAATTGTAGCTATGGCCGCAGAAACAAACCCCGAAGGCGTTGGGTCAGGGCGAAAAGTAATTGTAGCTGATATGTCAAATGATTTCCGTTTGCGCGTCGGGCTTGACTCAATGCTGTGGCGTGACACGTATTCGCATACCGTGGTAAATACTTCAAAATACAAAGTTGTAAACACTACCATGACCAACGCTCTTTCAGGCGGGCGATGGGTACTTAACAACGCGGCATCCGTTGCGTCGTCAATAGCATGCGTGGTTCAGAGCTATATGACGTTTCCGCTTAATCTTTCCGGAACGCTATACGCTGACTTTGAATGTGGCGTACTGAATGCTCCGGTAACAAACAACGTATGTGAGTGGGGATTGTTCCAAGCGGCTTCGTATACTTCACCATCTGACGGGGTGTTTTTTAGGCTTAACGGGGCGGGAGTATTGCAAGGTGTTACGTGTTCAAATTCAAGCGAGTCGGTAATAGGTCTTGTATCGGCTCCTGCTGTACCATACGCTATTAGCGCCGGAACAATATATCACTTTTTAGTAGCAATACATAACGACATTGCAGAGTTTTGGATAAACGACGTACTTACCGGGACAATAGACACGGGAGCGGCGCTAGGGGCTCCGATGCTTGCGATGAGCGAGCCGCTTTCATTTAGAATAGTAAACGTCGCGGCTACAGCTTTGGGTCAGCAGTTTTTGGTTGTTGCAACTTCGGTCACGCGCGGAGATATGGACGTTATGCGGGCATGGCCTACTGTGCAAGTCGGCATGGGGAACTCGTGCTACAACGTGCCAGATGGTACGGCGGCGGGTTCAACAGGATCTTACATACTTTCAACCGCTCCGGTTACTATAAGCGCGGCTTCGCAGTTGTCAAGCACTGCGGCATATTCTACCCTTGGGGGCCAGTTTGCTCTTGCATCGATCGCTTCGGCGGAGACAGACGTGCTTGTTTTCAACTACCTTAACCCGGCTCAGACGTCGGCGATACCGGGAAAAAATCTTATCATACGTGGAGTTACCATTGATACGGTAAACCTCGGGGTTGTTGGATCAGCCGTAGGAGTTGTCCAGCAATGGAGCCTTGGAGTAGGCGGTACCGCGGTGGCAATGCCCGCAGACAGCGCTACCGCAGGAACTCGAGCGTACAGGCGAGTACCGCTTGGGTTTACTTCATTCCCGGCATCTGCCGAAATTGGAGCGCAATCTCCAAAAACAATAGACGTAAACCTTGACTCGCCGATAATCACAGAGCCTGGAACGTATCTTGCGGTATACATGAAGCCAATATGCGGGCCGCTTAATACAGGGCAGATCACGCGCGGTACGTGCTTTATCAACGGGTACTTTGAATGAGCCTTTCCCCTCTTGCGAGGGGAAAGCGCGTCACAGATGATCTATGAAAAACTGCATGGCTTCTTTGGTGTCGTCGAACGCGTGTATATCAAAGCCTTCTTTGACGTGGGAGTCTATGCATTCTTGACCTGTTTTATTGGCATATGACCATCCTTGCTCTGAAGGGCACGGAATGCTAAAAGTATAAAATCTAAAATGATCACCATTACCATCCCCGGCCAGAATATATGGATCACCATTTTTTATTGCAACATACAGTTTTTCTTTGGCATACACGATCTTATCGCCTTTCTCGATAATCTCGCGTAGCTTCTGGGCCTCTTCCTCGATTGCGTCGAGTCGCTTCATTGCCTCTTTCTTGTCCATGTTACCTCCGTTTGTTCCGCAGTCTTTGATAAAATTGAATCCGTCATGCCACGACCAGTCATGATCAGGTGACGATGAATCTTCAAACTTGCCCAAATCGCCACTCCCAAAAGTGCATAGATGTGGCTTGCCGTCAAGAATAAAGTCCATTTCTCCGTTTGAATTCCATTCATCTTGGCGCTTTTTAGGCCCTGTCCACCTGTAATAATGTCCTGTCTTTAATTTCATCGGAGCCTCCATAGCAATACTAGTATATCGCTCCATAATCAATATGTCAAGGTGGTAAAATGAGCCTAGCGCAAGATGAAGCACGTCGAGCCTTATACTTTACCCGCGCCGAGCGTAACTACGAAAAACAGATAGCCAAGATCATGCGCGATGCCTTAAATGACATCCGCGTGGAAATGTCAAAAATATACGAGAAATATGCAACTAATGGTATATTGACCAAAGCGCAAATGACCCAGTACAACCGGCTGAACAACCTTGAAGCGAGCATCAAGGCAATCGTGAAGCCCGCTACAAGTAAAGCGATCAAGGTAATAGACAAGCTACGGCCAGAGGAATACGGAGAAGCGTTCTTCCGTACCGCGTGGGCGATAGACAACAACACTACGCTATCGTTGAAGTTCGGCGCGTTGAACAAGGAAGCGGTTGAGCGCAACCTTGACAATCCGTTCTACACAAGCGCAAAAGAATCGATACTGCTTAACACCGTACCACAATTCCGCAACGCGATCAACAAAGGCTTGGCGCTTGGACAGTCATATCCAGAAATGATGAAAGACATCAAGACGGCTGTCAACGGTAAAAACTACGAGATCATGCGGGTACTACGAACCGAGCTACACTCGGCGCAAGAAGGCGGGACATCGGCAGGGTATGAGGCGGCGCTTGAGCAAGGTGTCAAGGGCAAGGTGGTATGGACATCGACCTTTGACGACCGTACACGCGAAGACCACATCGCAATGGATGGCGTGGAGCGAGATGACGACGGCATGTTCCGTGGCGCTGTAGGCGAGACACCGTATCCGGGGTGGGAAGGCATGGAAGCCGGACAGCGAATAAACTGCCGATGCGACATACGCTTCGAACTTGAAGGCTTGTCGGCGAAAGATTTGGGACGCGATGAAAAAACAACCTTTGACGAATGGGCGAAGGATAAAGACTACTGGAAATAGGAGAAACACATGGCCGAGGAATTGAAGCTCGAGTCTGTATCTATGGGGACAGAACAGGTAGATGTCAAAGCACTTACCGAACAACTGGATCACATCAAACAGGCGCAAGCTGGTAGCGACAAAGCGTACCAAGAGGCGGCGCGAAAAGCCATGGCACTTGAAGCCGAGCTTGAAAAGATGCGTAAGGAAAAGATGAGCGAAAAAGAAAAGGCCGAGTACGAGATCAAGCAAAAGGAAATCCAGCTTGAACAGAAATCCAGAGAAGTAGCCGAGGCAACGTTGCGCTTCTCGAAGATGCAAGTGTTGGGCGAAAAGAAAGTACCGCTTGAGTTCGCAGAGTACATCGGTGGCGCAAACGAGGACGAGATACGAGTAAATGCAGACACCTTCCTTAAACGTTTCAACGAAGCGGTTGGCAAAGGGGTTACTGAAAAGCTCGCGGGAACTACAAAACCAGAGGCCGGGAATGAATCGACCAAACAGGTCGATGTTAGCACCATGTCATTCAAGGACATGGATCGACTTGCAAGAGAAGGCAAACTTTAAGGAGTAAACAATGGGACTCGACAATTTTACGCCGACTGTATGGGCGAAGAGCCTGCTCAGTCCGCTGTACAAGGCGTTGGTATATGGCTCTCTGGTCAACCGTGACTATGAGGGCGAGATATCCAGCCTTGGCGACAGCGTGAAGATCAATGAAATCGGGGATATCACCGTTTCCGATTTCTCAAAATTCACCACGACCGGAAGCACGTCTACCGCGCTTTCGTGGCAAGCTCTGACCTCTGCCCAGAAGATGCTGTACATCGACAAAGCCAAGAGTTTCAGCTTTGCCATAGACAACGTTGACATGGCGCAGAACAGCCCGAAGGTTATGAGCGAGGCCATGACCCGCGCCGCGTATGCCATCGCCGATCAGATCGATCAGGACATCGCCGCGAAGATCGCTTCTGGCGCTGGCACCTATGTCACTGCCGCGACGGTATCTGCCGGTTCAACGCTCGCCATGTACGCGTACTTTGCGCGCAAGCTCGACGAGAAGAACGTTCCGCACGGTGGCCGCTTTGTGGTCATTCCCCCGTTTGCTCATCAGGCGTTGCTTGTCGCAATGACCGGAGCCAACGGCATCACCAACGTAGGTGTTCCAAAGGTATTTGACAATGGGCTTATTGTCAACGGCTATGTCGGCCAAGTGTACGGCTTCAACGTGCTCGTGTCCAACAACTGCCCGACCTCGAGCGGCACGGTGATCTGCGCGTTTGACCGATCTGCGGTAACGTTTGCCGGGCAACTGTCCAAGATAGCCCGCGTTGAGCGCGAGGATTATTTCGACGAAGGCGTAAAGGGCTTGTACCTCTACGGCTGCAAAGTGGTACGTCCAAATGCGCTTCTGTGCATGGACGTAACGGAGGGTTGAGTATATGGCTAGTACAGCATTCTCTGCAATCACCGCGCTTATTTCAGGGGCAGACGCAACGCTTGGCGCGCACTACGGTGCTACTACGGCGTCGGGGGATACTTGCACGATTACCGCTCCGGCGGGGACGTGCTTTGACCTCAGCAAACTTCTGCTAAGGATGCGCACTTCCACCGGGTCGGCTTATACCAATGTGACAATTGGCGTAGGCTCGACATATTCCAGCATCGGCCTTGGAGCATACACGGTTACTGTTCCGAGCGCGGGCACGGCTATTTATGTTGGCGGCAAGGATTTTGAGTCTGCCCGCTTCCTCACTCAGTCTGCGCAGTCTGTCATCATCACGGTGGCAACAGGCGCGAGCGCGATCAACTACGAGGCGGTAGTACTGCCGAGTGGTTATACAGCGTAAATAATCGGTAGCCGTCTTAATCGACGGCTACCTTTCAAGGAGACAACATGATCGTAACGGCAACCGAGGTCACGCTATATACAGATATATCCGCGAGCGCCGGAACGATTACCGAGTCCGGATTGATACCTATTGTACAAGATAGAATAAACGAGATAACGCATAACTACTTTGACTCAGATATGTACATCGGCGGAACTATTACCTTCAACGCGACCGCCGGAACGATAACCGCAGGATCAGATTGGGACGTTGAAGGCTTCATGGCTGGAGATGAAATCTATGTGTATGGATCATTCCGCAACGATGGATACTTTGTCGTTGGATCAGTTACTACTACCACTCTGACCGTATCAAGCGCAGACACGATCATCAACGAGCCGTCTGGCCGATCAATACTTGTCACGGTAGTACAATGGCCTGACGCCTTAAGGTACATTGCGGCGCAACTGCTAAAGTACGATTACGACGACAGAGGATCGCGTACTATCGGAGTCAACTCTGAAACGCTTGGGCCGTATAGTGTAAGCTACGGCACTGCAACGTTCAATCCACAGCATTACGGATACCCGCAAGAGCTTATTGATTTATTGTCGCCATACACTCGCGTGAGGGTAAGCTAGTGCTTTTAAACATGTTAAACCTTCGCAACGTGGTTAAAATAAAACGCATTACCGAAAGCTACGACGGACTAGGCGGAATGTCTGGATCGTCAAGTTTGACAACGCTTGCACGGTGCAATATCTGGCAACCTTCGTCTACCGATGCGACGATATCGGACAAGGTGACAAAATACTCCACGCATGTACTTGCGTTGGAGCAAGGCGCTTATACCTTTATCGATGCTGACCGTGAACTGACGTACAACGGGAACACGTACGAGATTACCGGACACTCTGACAACGTGGCTAATCGTGGCAAGCTATTGATTGTAGGTCTTAAATGGCTGTCATGAGGCGATCCCAAAAAGATGGAGTTCTATTTGAATGGAATGGCGACGAAGTTAAAAAGATCGCTGAACGATTGGCAGAAAAGTCATCGTTTGAGATTGGGCTATTTGTCGAAGGACAGGCAAAACTGCTTGCTCCGGTTGACACGGGCCGCTTGCGTTCGTCGATCACCACCGCGTCAGGATTCGGCCAACGAACAAAGCCTACAGGCAAAGGCGCTGTAGGTACCGACATAATAGCGTCGCCAAAAGACAAGCTTGAAACGTTTGTTGGTACGCCAGTTGACTATGCTCCATACATGGAATACGGCACGGTGAAAACAAACGCGCAACCTTTCTTGCGGCCTGCGCTTGACACGGCAAAAGGCCGAGCGCCGTATATCGTACAGGTTGGCGCAAAGCGTGAGTTCGGAGAGTATCTCAATAGCAAAGCAACCTTTGCACAAACGAACGAGGCGTTCAGCGAATGACACCATACGAGACAATAGTCTACTGGCTACTCAATACAACGGCAGTAACGACAATAACGTCAACTAGAATAAACCACGGCCTGCGCCCCGTCGGAACAGTCGTCCCTTGCATAAATTACTACGAACTAGGCGTTGCGCGGGCTAACGGAATGGAAAGCGCTACGTACTCTATAAATTGCAGAGCATCATCGGCAAGCGCATCACGCGACCTTGCCAGAGCTGTTTTAGACGTGTTTACCGGATCGACCGGAATGGGCGTATACGGGGAACAAAACGGATTTGAGATATCACGGGCCAGTCTATCGAACGACGGAGGGCTTATTCCCGAGCCAGAGGACGGGATATATAATTCGCCGATTGATATTAGGATTGTATATCCTATCTCAACGGTATCTTAAGGAGATACTAACATGGCAAGCTATCAGAACGCGAGTGTTACAAACTCCAAGCTTATGCTTGGTAACTACAAGATTACTTTCGGAACGGTCGGCTGTGTGCTTATGTCGAGCGCAATTACCGGCCTGACAACGAACCTGGGCGCGGGAATTATAAACTCATTTGCGCACAACGTAACGAAGTACGACGTACAGGCCGGCAACGCTCCCGACCCGATTGAGGGTGTGGCGCAAGAAACTTTTACGATCTCTGGTGAACTCATCGAGTACGACCACGATGCATTGTACGCGGCGATGGGTGGCATGGTATCGTCTGGTGCATCTGCGGCTGGTTCAGCGACGGCAGACTTCAAGACGCTTACTGGTGGTGGCGCTACCACGCTGACACCGAAGGCGTTCCTGCTTACCAACACCAGAATATTCGTTGGCTCAGGTGCTACCTCGATGACGGCTCTTACCTATGTTCTGGTACACAAGGCGACGTTTATGCAGGGGATTTCGTTCACTGCAAAAGGCGACGGTGATTCCGACCCGATCAATGTGATTGCTTTCGAAATTGAGGGCACCACAGACGGAACGAGAACTGCCGGCGATCAGCTCTTCCAGATCCAGAAGTGGAGATACTAAACCTTGAGCAAAGTAATTGACCTTGACATTCTCAGGCCGGAACCAAACCTTATCAAGATCGGAGGCAAGGAGATAGATGTATCGTTTATCCCTTGCGGTATAACCTTTGATCTTGATGCGGTGGTGCAAGACTTGATGCATCTTGACGGGGCAAAAATCAAATCAGACCCTGACGAGATGAGGCGGGCGTTTAACCTTGGCATAAAACTTTGCGCGTTGTTTTGCTCTACAGACCATCCAGAAATGGACGAAAAATGGTTTCTTGATAACACAAACGCAAATCAAGTAAACGCGCTTACAACCGAAATACAAAAAGGTTTGATAAAAGTTTATGAGGATGTAGGGAAGCATTCAAAAAACTAGATGGCGGCTCAGGTGATGATAGCGTCAACCTGGGCCGCTTGTTTACATCGATGGCGCTTATGTACCCATGGGCAACAAAAGAATATTTACTCTGGGGAATGTCGTTATCTCAGATAATACTTTACCACAGCGTAGGTCATGAATTGAAGTTTGGCAAACAAGAATCAAAGCCAATAACGGCAAAAGATATGAGCCACGAAAAGCTTAAACAAATACGCGACGACCTCCGAAAACAATACGGCGAGATAGGTGGGAACAATGTCTGATTTAGGGAATATGGTAGTCAAGATCAGGGGAGACATAACAGATTTTAATCAAGCCCTTGACGCGGCGCAAACCCGATTTCAAGGCATGGCTTCCAACTTCAAGAAAGTTGGAGAAAATCTTGCCAAGTTTGTATCGCTTCCTATTCTCGCCATAGGTGCGGCATCTGTCAAAGCCGCCGCAGACATGGAGATGAACCAAGCCGCGTTTGAAACTATGCTTGGTAGCGCCGAAAAAGCAAAAACCATGCTTGCAGACTTGGCAGACTTTGCGGCCAAAACTCCATTCCAGCTTCCAGACCTTGCCAATGCTTCAAAGATAATGCTGTCGTTTGGCATAAGCGCAGACAAGGTTATGGACAATTTAAAAATGCTCGGAGATGCGTCTGGCGGAAGTGCTGAAAAACTTAAAAGCATGACGCTTGCATTCAGCCAGATTCAGTCAACAGGCCGCCTTATGGGTCAGGATTTGCTTCAGCTTATAAATGCCGGATTTAATCCGCTACAAATAATTTCAGAAAAAACCGGAAAGACAATGGGCGAGCTAAAAAAAGAAATGGAGCAAGGCGCGATATCTGCTGAGATGGTAGCCGACGCTTTTAAAACTGCGACAAGTGAAGGCGGGCTTTTCTTTGGCGGCATGGAGCGTGCATCGAAAACATTTTCAGGATTGATGTCTACTCTTGGTGACAACGTAGCCGCGCTTGGACGTGGACTAGGTGAATTGCTTTTGCCTAAGCTGAAAGAAATTGTTACAAGCGTAAGTGCGTGGGTTGAAAAGTTTACTGCAATGGACGACGCTTCAAAAATGGCTATCATACAATATGGTCTACTTGCCGCAGCAATCGGCCCTGTAATACTTGGCGTATTGAAACTTGTCCAGGTTATACCGCAACTAAAAATAGCGTTAGCGGCATTGTCTGCAAATCCGATAATATTAGCCATGTTAGCTCTTGGTGCCGCCATTGCGGTGGTTGCCATCGAATCAAAAAAAGCGGCGACGCAAGCAAAGGCCATGAAAGATGCTTTATCTGGAGCGGCAGAGCTTGCAGAGATTGAAGCCGCTTTAAAATTGCAACGAGAAAGAATACGACTTAACGAGCAATTTATAGAACAAAATAAAAACGCGGCTGGCATGGCACAGGCCGGAGTATATCAGGCAAAGCAACAGCTTGAACTTCAAAAACAAGAACTGCAAGTATTAGTGCAAAACTACAACGGCAAGCAAATGTCAATCAAGGCTACCGAACAACTGGCGGCGGCTGAGTCAAAGCGTATAGAGGATGAACTAGCTTTAGCCAGAGCTGCAAGCGGAGTTAAAGTTGTTCTTTCAAAAGAACAGCAAGACGCCATAGATGAAGAAAAAGCGTTATACAACGAACTATTGCAAGCTCGTCTTGATGGCGAACAAAAACAAATAGAGGCTCTTGAAAAAAGAATTCAAGTATCACAAGAAACATGGGATGCGATTGCAAAAAGCGAAGCAGATGCCAGAGGCGATGCTATCGTAGCACATGCAAAGTATCTTGAAAATTTAGAAAAACTTGAAAGAGAATCTGCTGAAAAAATAAAGCAGTTTAAAATAGATACCGTACAGGACAGCGTTAAAACATTGCTTTCTTCTTTGTCAGATGTAGGGGCCGCTCTTGTTGAAGGTGAAGACTTATGGACAACGTTTGGTAAATCAGGGTTGTATGCAATAGCCTCTATGCTAGAAGCACTTGGCGGGTTGATGGCAGGATATGCCGCCGCCGGTATAGCGGCTTCATGGTTCTCTCTCGGCTCATCCGCCATACCTGTACCCGCCGCAATAGCCGGAGCCGCCGCCGCATACATCGCCGCTGGTGCCGTAAGGGCTGGAGCCGCACAGCTTGCCGAAGGCGGTATAGTCATGCCTACCGAAGGCGGAACTCTTGCACAGATCGCCGAAGCTGGACAGCCCGAAGCCGTAATCCCTCTTGACCGCATGGGCGACTTTGGCGGCACTACTCACCTTGTAGTCAACCTTGATTCTCGGCCTTTGCTTGACAAGATATTTGAGGCTACCAGAAACCAGACGGTGCTTATCAGCGCGGGGGCAGTAGTTTGAGACTGGCATACAATAACTTCATAGACGTACTATCTTCCGCGTCAATCGTAGCATCCACCGAAGACACGTCATATCCCGTTACTAACGTACAGGATCAACGGTTGACAACCAAATGGCACTCTGACGATACTACCACTCAAACGGTTGTAATCGACCTTTGCGCTACAGCGGCGTGTTCCATCTTTGCAATAATATCGCACAATATCGCAAGTTCGGTTACTACTACCGTGGTAGGCAACGACCAAATAGCGTCGGGGCTTACATGGATAACTTCCGATCAATCATCGGTACAAACCATCACGTACAATGCCGATATGATGCTATCATTCATAACGCCTTTGTCGAATCGTTATTGGAAGTTTACATTCGCCGGTCTTACCGAAGCGCTTGAAATTGGCCGCTTGTGGATCGGTGATTACATCGACATATCGCCTTCATCGCTCAATGATTTTCAAGTTACCTTGATGCGAGATGACACTGTGGTATATGGACGCAACCGACAGAAGTACGCATCCATCGGTAGCCAGTGGCGCAAGTTTGACCTTACGTTTCCACGGACTAAAAGCACGGCTATATCAGCAATACAGACATTCTATGAAACAGTAGGCAATCATACATCGTTCATCTTCTGCAACTTTGATTCACTGCGCGGATATTCGCTTGTGGAGCCGTGCTATTGTAGCGTGTCTGGCGAAATAGGTTTCACGCACGCGAGGCAACAATTTTATACATACTCACTGACTCTTGAGGAGGACTTATAATGGCAGGTTCACAGATTCCTAGTTCAATTACCATCCTCAACAGTTTGCACGGCTTTCAATCCGTAAGCCTCACCGAGTTCGACACCTCCGCCCTGTCAGCAATCGCCGCAGGTTCCGTAGTCGAAATAGCCGGCGCATTCTTCAACTTCGCTGGCGACGAAACCATCCTATTGTGGGCATCCGTTGAAACCGCAACTACCGCGTATATTGCGCTTGCACCTAGCGGAACTGCTGGAAGCCAGATTGCTACAGCCTCATTTACTCCTATCGCTCCAACGTGGCGCGATGACCTTCAAGGATGGTACGCAAGCGTAGGGTCTACCACAAGGGTGATCGGTTCGCTGTACAAAAACAGCGCAACGAGTCAATGGAATAAAATATTTTTATCTAATCTTATAAATATTAATTGGACAAATGCGTTGAATACATCTATGGGAACTGGGTGGGCTACCGGGCTTAGTAGTATGCTTGGTAGTGGGTGGGCAACTGGTTTTAGTTATATTTATCCACTAAATACTGCTTCAACAGGAAGCTATATAATATATAATTGTTATTACCAGCAAGAAATATCAACCACAAATACTTCTTATGTAAAACTTATAGAAATTAAAGCTCCATCAAGCGGTGTGTTTACTGTTAACTTTAAAATAAGGATATCATCATCAACTCCTACAGGATATGGAAGAATATACATAAATGGATCGGCAGTAGGTACAGAGCAAACCGCAACTACATCAACTGCATCAGTAAAAACTGAAAACATAACTATAGCACAAGGAGATTTAGTGCAATTATATTGCAAACATTCTACTGGCGGGAATAGTGTTATTGTTGGCGAATATGCAATATGTAGTAGTGGATATGGGATATTATACGCATGACATTCCAGCAACGCGCCGATAAATCAGTCAATAACCTCCGCGTAATATTCGCTATGGATATTACTGTCGAAAACGAGCAATGGGTCAACGCTGGCGTAGGCGTATGGGTCGTCAACACCGACGCGCTATACGAAAACGTTGAAGATGAGCTATTGTCATGGTTCACGCCACAGTCATTCCCTGCAATAGGTTCGGTATTATCAGACTCTATCCAGTTGGTCGAAGCATCAACGCTTTTGGAATGTTCAGACAACGAAGCAAGTTTTTATTTTGACGGGACAAATCTGTACGTTCACCTTGAAAACGGAGATTCGCCATACATCCATACTGTGTCTGTCGGCGTAGTGTTCGGCTACTCGCGCGAAGGGTTTACTCCTATCGGCGCGCGAACGCACTATGCATCACGGTTGCTAGGTGTACCATCAATATCAAAGTCTCGCGATCCGCTATATTGGGGGAAACTACAGTTTGAAGGTGGGTCTGCTGAACTTAACAACGGAGACGGCGGGCTTGATCAATTAGGTGAAGACAACAACGCATATGGAAACCAGGCGCGGGTACTTGTCGGTTTTGAAGACCAACCATACACCGAGTACGAGCGTCTGTTCACGGGGTTTGTTGACACGCTGAACGTCGATGAGCGCTCGGTGACAGTAAGCTTCAAGGACAAGCGAAAACAACTTACCAAGAACATACTGTACTCTTGCACCGACCTTAACGCTCTTGAAGCGATAGAAGAGATACTATTAGACAACTACGAGATACCATACAACGGATTGTATTACGACATGGACTTGTGGGAAGATGCCAAGTCAAAAGCTCTTGACGTTACCATAGCGATGACCAAGGAAGAAAAAGCAATCGACGTTATCCAAAAGATATGCGAGTCAACTTTCGGGATATTCCTTACCGATCCTATAGGAAGGTACGCTTTCAAGATAATCCGCAAGGCCGATCCTGCCACTTACGAGATACCAGAACACGACATTATCAACAACCCGAGCGCAACGTATGACCCGTCAGAAGTGATAACGTCTACACTTATCGGGTACGAACGCGACTGGACTACGACAGGTAGCGCTTATACGTATCTCAACGATACATCGCAGGAAGCTAGCATATTTGATAAGTACAAGACATACAACCAAAGGACTTTTGACACGATGCTTGGCAACGTGGTTGACGCGCAGAGATTCTCCGACCAGATACTTGAGTACTCAGGTACGATCCGCGCCAAGGTTGACATCGAAGTGCCATTGAAATACTACACGATGGATGTCGGTGATTTCGCCGAGATAGAAATAAACCGATCCAATTCTACATGGTTTGGTCTGCGCAAGTGCGAAGTGCTACGAAAGGTTTACAACTTGGATCGTGGCACAATCAGTTTTACTGTTAAGATTTACGGAAGCGAGATATCCTACCGCGTCACTACTGACGGCGAGTATCGATACACTACAAGCGATGAACTCCGAAAGGTTGGTTCGTAATGCTTACAAAGACAATAGGACAGTTGACGGCGGCATCAAGCCTGACATCGGTTGATTTGCTTGAAGTTGAAATAGCTGGCGCAAGCAAGAAGGTTGACGTTGGCATGGTAGGCGACGCGCTCACCGCTACATCGGCAGAATCATTGCTTGGATCGTCCAACGATGTTTTCATAACACCTGCAACGTTCAGGGCTGGCATCAACGCGGAAAACACAGCTCCTGTGTATGCTTGCCGTGCGTGGGCTACATCAAATACAACAACCACAAGCTCAAGCCTTTCTGGTACGTACACAAGGATCGTTGGTACTACATTGACCGTATGTGTGGCTACTGCGCATGGAATGATAACAGGCAATGTGCAATACATCGACTTTGTAACTGGTGGAGGTTCAGACAATACCTACATTGTCACCGTAACCGATGCCGATACGTTTACGGTTAATACAGTTTCAACATCTTCAATTTTGACAAGTACATTGAGCTTGAAACGATGCCCTATACTATATTCTGGAAATATAAACAATGTATCATATATTTCTACTGGTAGATATGCCGTAAACTTCAATGTAGAAATGCCAGTTACATACTACAGTACGCTTATGACTCTAAATGGTGTAACTGCTAACGCCGCAAGAGGTATATATATAGATAGTGATTATCCGCAAACAAAATATGCATTTAAAGTTCTTGTTAATACGGATGCACCTGCCGCAATAGACCCGGATATTCTAAATATAGCGGTGTTCGCATGAATGCAATGATGTACGTCGGCGCTGGTGCCGTGGTAACTTTGGTTGTCGGAAGCATTTATAATCTATTGATTACATCGATCAGAAGGCGTGTAACCGTGCAATCACCAGAAGCAAAAGCAATAGCAGAACTTGTACCAGCTGTCAACGCGCTCATCGAGTCAAACGGCCCGATGATGCAAGGTATCATTGCGATACTTGAGGCGAAAAAAGGTATCTGCGATGGCACCGTTGACCGCGCGCTTGAAAGCATGACCAATGCCAAAAACAAGTTTGATTTTTTTCTTGTCGGATCTGCAAAGATTGAAGGTGTATTATGAGGGCAACCCAAAAAGACTTTGAGCGGATCGGCGCGACGGGGTGCTATTTTTTATCCATTGTCTATATCGCCGAAGAGATCAAGGCGGGATCGATTGACATTTATCAAGCATACATGCAAGCGATCAAAGACAAGATCATGGGTGACGACTGCTTTGTCAACGATCCGGCGGCATTGCTTAGGATGCTGACTGGAGTCAATTGGGCAATTACCAAAGAGGGCGCAGACTATCAAAAGGCGCTCGGTGAAAAAGTGATACTCCGGTTCGAGCGTGATGCAAAGCCGTTGCCGTTTGGCCACTTTGTCGTAGAGGGCGAGCATGACAAAGTAGAGTTTGATCCTTACGGCGAGAGCTTGACGGTGCGCTCGGGGAAGATCGTATCGAAGCGCGTATTCAGGAGGGCATGATGGGCAAATTCATCAAGGCTATTTTCAGCGACGGGGAGTGGGACGGGGATGCGACGAAGTTTGTAGGGTTCATCATCGTTGGATGCGGACTAGGCGGCTTCTTTGCCGCTGTCCAGGGCTTTGAGTTTGTCATCGCCTTCGGCGCCGGGCTTATCGCGACCGGCAAATTCTCGAAGCAGGGTTGACCGTGTGCAACCACGACGATTCATCGCAGTGGTGGCTTGCTGCATTATTGGGCTTGCTGTTGTTGTTTACGGTGCGTACTACCTCGGCGCAAGATCGGCAGAATCCAGACATCAACTCGAACTACAGCGCATCTATGACGAATACGCCACAAGACTCGACGACCTTGAGCGAGCAAATACAGAGCTTGAAACCGCAATGGCTGCTGTTCAAGGAAGCGTTTCAAAACTTCGCGGGGAGCTTGGAACAATTCTTGGATCAGGTCGAAGCCTTCGGGATCAGCTTCGAGGAATTACCGGCTTATTTGATGTTCTTGACGACTTCATTGGAGAACTATTCCTTAGCTTACAGGACGGTACAGGAGTCGATGATAGCGCAACTGGCGGAGGAAACGTCATTGAGGACGAAGGCGGAAACCTCCCGTGACGCGTGGAGAACCGGCGCGGTAATTGCTAGCGCGATAGCCATTGCGTCAAGCGGAATACTGGCGCTTACCATAATATTTTAAATCAAAGCCCGCCCGTAATGGAGCGGGCTTTTTTATTTAGTCAGGTTCAAGCAGTTATTAGGTTTCTTCTATCATTGCATTTTCGCAGTAAAGATTCGGGTCGAACATAATCTGCCGAGACATAATAAATCCGTCGCTTTCTTGCTCCGGTTCAATAATCATAAACATCCCGAAATGAGCTTCAAGCCATCTGCATTTCAACTTTCCATTTGGCCCAACCAAATCAAAAACCATTTTGTTGTATCCGATTTCCTTCGCGAGTTCTTCGCATTGAAGGATAGACAACCGATCATTTCCAGTCATGCACTCAAGCCATGCCATCTTCTTTCTCCTTTTGCAACGTGTCGGTATAAGCGCAAAGCGCTTATACCGTAGTTGTCAGCCTAACAAGTATTATCACGATCAGTATAACATGCCTCAATCGCTTCGACAATCTCCAAGCACTTGTCCGGCTTAAACCCGCAATTGACAAAATCATTGCAGCGCCCGGAGTGCGTAGTCGCCTTGTTCAGCGGGTGGTCAATTACCTCGTCTCCACACCGCTTGCGATTCGCCACTGAATTCGATATCCGATGCGCGACCTGAAATTCATTGACCCCGACAGGCTCGCCGCACGCCTGACAGATTCCACGGTCTCGCGCGTATATCCGTAGCCGTTCCTCGTGGAGTTCAAGGCGTTGGCGTTCGGTCATCTGTCGCTTTTTAGTGGTGGCGTTATCCAGTAAAAACAAATAACTCCTAGGTTAAAGTAATTTAACCACCCATCATAATAAATAGATGTATAGCCCAAGCGTAAATGCTTTACAAAAAAACAAATCTCAAAGTTATAAGCGTATCTTAATCTCATCGTTATTCCTCCTGCAACACGATTGACTCTTCTGCCGCCAGTTGCTCGATCTCTTGGATCAAGATAGCGCACTCAGACACCGAGGCGTTGCTTTCGGATTGCGGGTACCTGTCGCCAGTTGGTAGAGTTACGAACGGATATCCTTTGTCTATCGCCCGTAGCTTGACCGTCATTTTGATCATGTCGAACTCGTTGCCGGTTGACATGCAGACTTGCTGGATAAATCCGTTTAGCCGGTGATTCTGCGACAGATACCCCGTTGACCTCAGCTTGCGTACCAGCTGGATTGTGACGTGGACTTGCTCAGGGCTTTTGTAGATAATCGCCTTGTACGCCTCCACGTACTGCGCGGGGATTCTGCAAGAGAAGATACCCGAGTCTCCCGTGCGTATCCGCTCGGCTTTGGGCAAGTCCAGTTTCATGCAACTGCCTCCAGTCTCCCGACAAGCGCGTCAATCTCGGCCAGGAATCTCTTTACCCCATCGGTGACAAGCTGAACCGGCAACTCTGCCCGCGTAAACCGCTTGCACCAGTAGCACAGGTTGTCCGGCAACGCCGGGTCGAACGATACAAAATCCCACCAGTCGGCCCCGTAGTTGATCAGGTTCCCGGTCATCTGGTAGATGTAGGCGGTATCAATCTTCCCGGTAAGCATGGTCTTCATATGCTTCTTGGTCTTCGGACATTTGGCTTCCATTCCTCCGTTGGGAAGGATCAATCCATCGGGCGAGGCCCAGAATCCAGGTATCGGCCCGTCGTCTTTCCCTGGATGCTCTGTCACCATCTGCCCGGTACGTACCTCATACGTCCCGCGAGCCAGCGCCTCGTTCTCGGTCCCGTCCTCGATCCATGACGGGACACGGTGGAACATCTCGTACGGCTTGCCGGTCAACCGCTCGCACGCGAGTTCGTATAGGTAATCTTCCCGCGTCGTAGCCATCGCTCCGGCCTTGCCCTCGGCCAGCATATCGGATATGCGCGAGGCCGAGGGCTTGCCGAGTCGGGCCATCCTCCATTCTTCGGTGCCCTGGATCATGGCGACACCAGCTTCATCATGGCGTTCTTCTGCGCGAGCAATTCGGATTGACCCGCCTTGTCGTTTGCCAGCGATTTGAAGTGCTTGATGTACACGTCCATGAGCGTCTTCTGCGTACCCTGCGCGGACATCTCCTCGAGCATCGGGCGCAAAGTGTCTTCGTTTGCTCTGACATCCTCCGGCGTCTCGTCGTCCTCACCGTAAACGGTCATCCCGAAGCCGCCCTTGAACGCGTAACGTTGCGCGAACGTAGCGGCGCCGGCCCGCTGTTTCGACGCGCTTGAAAAAGAATTGGGTGGGTCTATCGATCCATCAAAGTACGAATCCTCTTCGTGACCGTACCCAGAGATTATGCAATGCGCCCGAACCTCGCCATCTTTCACAGCCTCGGACGTAAACCGCCATGAAAATCCATGACTGCTTATGGCTTCCCCGTTGGCTTTCACAAGGTCTTCTATCGGAGCGTAAAAGTACAAAGTCTTTCCGGCCCGGTCCTTTACGGCGTGAGTTTTTTCTACCGGCTTGAAATCTTTCTGCATGAGCGCAAAGCTCTCGTTAAACATTTTCTTGGCGAGCCGCGCCTCGGTCTTTTCTTTGAGCGCCATGTATCGCTCAATGACCTCGATGTTCCCGGCGTCAAAAATCTTTTCGAGTATGCGATCTTCTTGGCTTTGAGCCATGGCTACCATCGGCGCGGTTTCAGCCTTGACTTTCTTGGCGGGCTTCTCGTCAGCTGGCTTTGCTTCGAACGGTTCGCTTGCATCACTCATCTTGTACCTCCGTCAAAACCCGTCCCCGTACCCGTACCCGTACCCGTACCCGTCCCCGTACCCGTACCCGTACCCGGACCCGTACCCGGACCCGGACCCGGACCCGGACCCGTCCCCGTACCCGGACCCGTCCCCGTACCCGGACCCGTCTAAAGTCACCTCTAGGCAGTCCACTTCACGGCCTCGGTGTCTATCACGCTTATAACGGCGCGAGCGGGTATTCTTACAGTCCCGACCGCATCAAGCACTGTCTCGCTTTTTGGCCCTTCAAGCGCCAACTCCCCCAGCCCTTTCGATGTTCCCCATCGCCTGATATTCTTCGCGTTGGTAATCACGGCGAATTGATCGTCCATAACTACGTCGCCTGCGTAGACGAATCCGCGATCCACCACTACGATGGCGAAGCCTTTCAAAACCTGTTTAGTCTCCATTGTCAAACCTCCGATATCAGATTCGCCCGAATACTCAGGCGTTAAGCCCATTATAATGCAACAAGTCGAATAGTGCAAGGGGAATCGTCATTTAGTATCTTTTCTATGCTTTGGCTTCCATCCGCGTTTTATTCGGGCAAACCTTTCAATGGAAACCTTATTGGAGTAGCAAGGTTTGCACAATTTACCGTTCATCCAGCCGCGAGAAAAATACCAATATTCTTGAGTACAAGGCTTGTATTCTCCACAACCAGCGCAAGGCTTTTCCCATTGGCCGTTAACAAACCGACAACCTTCGTGTATTCGCTTATGCTCAAGCGGTGTAAGCAGTTCAAGGTTTTCAATAGCGTTATTTGTTTTATCAAAATCCTTGTGATGCACTTGCATCCCCGCCGGGATTGCTCCATAATTTCTTTCCCAAATAAGACAATGTTGCATCCTTACTTTCCCGTATTGATCTTTTTCAAATCTCAAGTATCCCTTTTTTGTTTTTTTATGTTCGTCTATCATCGCTGCTACCCCCATTTGGAAAATGCTTGTGTGCATAATACGCAGAAAAGCAGCAGTGTGTCAATATACTTTGATTTTAATTATATATCCCTCTCATCATGCGGCTTTGCATGGTGCGTAAGATGGTAGTACCCGCAGACATCGCACTTATATGCCCGCTTCGGGATGGTCTTCGAGTGGACAAAGTGCTGCCGTTTCCGAGTAGTGTTCATCCGCTCGTGCGCCTCACGGTATGACAGACACATCTTGCCGTTGCAGTATTGATAGTCCATTGCGCCTCAATTCTGTCCGCCTAACAATTATTACCCTGATCCGCATAACTACATAACGGATTGGCTATGCGGCAAATTCTTTTACCTCTTCTACGTTTATTTCTCCAAAAGAATCTTTAGCTTTTTCAAAGCGGGTTTCCGCATAAGCAAATTCTTTGCCAAATACCGGATGGCTCGGATTTGAAACTCCCCATAATCTGACAAGGTACGCGGATTTTTTATGGATATTTTTATCATAGTTTCCGTCAATTTCAGGTATTACATCGACGCTTCTTATAGTGTAAAGCTCCCCGCATTTTAACGGGCTCCACGGCGGAGACGGAATGTCTGCCGCGTCAACACACAAAACGGTTTCGCCTACTGCAAACATTGGGCCGTTCACTTCATCCTCCCATACCGCGCGTTGTACCGCTCAAGAGTGCGGGCGACGCGATAGTTGAATATCGTTTCCACCGTATCGATCACCGCCCAGGAAAACGCCAAACAACTCAAGGCGACAAATACAGTCGCCAGGATGATGATTGCGATAACGGTTTTAGGCGGGTTGGTTGTAGTCATTTATTTAGTCTCTTCAAACTTTCCATCGACAAGACTATACCACGTGTCAGCCTTGACTTTAACCCCGTCTACTTTTTTTGTCGTGACGTGTACTCGATGCCACTCGAAATTTATTTCTTTCCATTCGGCCAAAGTTATCCACGCGCCTTTAACGGCCTTAGTCTTAGCATATACCCCGAGAGATATGGCGCAAGACTCTTTGCCCGTAGCCGACGCCGCGCCCCGGTCGCCCGTAGCCGACGCCGCGCCTTGGTCGCCCGTAGCCGACGCCGCGCCCCGGTAGCCCGTAGCCGACGCCGCGCCTTGGTCGCCCGTAGCCGACGCCGCGCCCCGGTAGCCCGTAGCCGACGCC